CGTTTTCGTATTTTGTTCCAATACGATATATGTGATGTGTATCTTCTAATCCGTCAATACCAAAAAACACCATATGCTTATCAGGCAACGAATGTCTAAGTGCTTGCCACCAACGAGGACTGCGAGCACCACCGTTGGTATGTATTCTTAAATCAATGTGTGGAGCATTGTCTTTAATGTATTGGCACATTGGTATTAAGTCATCGTTCATGATGGGGTCACCAAAGTTACCACAGAAGTAAATTATTTCTAACTGCTTTAACAACTCGTCTGTGAACACAACTTTAAACTCTTCAAAGGTCCAATCAGCAATTTTTAAATTTTGATTTTCTACCCCGCCGTGATACTTGCGTGGGCACATAGGGCACGATGCTTGACAGCGTGTGCTAATTTCTAAATGGACAGATTTTAATTCGTTAAATTTAAACATTACTTTTTACCAATAATCATAAAGCGTGTATAAAGCGGCAATACTAATTGTCCAGCATATAACACAGTTTCCAATCCAGACTGTTCTTTAAACTCGTCTAAGTCTTTAGCAATACGAACATGTTCAGGTATTGTGTAGTTATTGCTTTGAAGTACAATCAAACTATTCTGAGGAAGGCCTGACAACCATAGGTCGTATTCATCTTGTGTAATGTGTTCACAACTAGTGTTAATAATAATATCCGCATCGCTTCTGAACGTACACATGTCTTGTGTAATTGCTCTAAACTTTCCAGCTTCTAATTCTATTTGATTCATATCAGAAGCAATGTTTTCACAAGTTGGGTCAATGTCAATGCTGTTAATGTGTCTTAGATACAAGTTACTTTGAAATAGTAAACTAGCTAATACACCAACCCAACCGCCGTGGATATCAACGCTTGGCCAATCTGGAGTGTAAGCACGCACGCGGTTCAACTCTTGTATTAACCACTCTTTGCTTTTCATCTGGCCTTGCCAAAATGCATCCATGGTTCTCATTGGATGCTCACTGTTGCGAATAGCACGCATCCAGTGATGTAAATGTTCTGTATCAATTTGCATTTATAAAACTCTTTATATTGTTAGCAATTCGTTTGTGCGCTTTGGGTCCCGGATGTATTCCATCCTTTGCTGTATCAATAAACTTATGGAAGTCTACTTTTGCGTTGTAAATCTTTTGGTTGATGTGTTTTGGTTTTGACGATTTTAAAAGACCGTAGTCAACTGCAAAATTATAAAATAAAACGCCCTTGCTATTTAAGTGTAAATTAGCATGATCAATATATAACCACGAACGCATTAATAAGTCTTCGGTGTCGTGTACTGCTACCCATTTCTTTGTTAATTCTGTATCTTGCCACACACCGATCTGCGTGTTAGGAAACAAGTAATCTCTATTAACCATGGTCCACATTGCTATTACTATGTCACCATGCTTAAAATCATATTTTAAAATGTTATGCAATATTTCTAAATTGCTTGCACCTGGTATACCATTGTTAATAACTTCTAAGCCTAAGTGGTCGCCTAATACAGAAGGCCAAGCATCATCGCGGCTGTCTAACCCAACACCGTAAGTATTAGAGCATCCAAAAGTTACTAGTCTCATAATAAATGTGCTAGCTCAGGGAATACTTGTTTTGCATCTAACCCTCTAATAGAATCTAAGTTAGTTACGTATTCTTTAAAGTCTGGAAGTAAGTGACTGTGATCTTCTGCTTCTACAAAATTAAGAATGCCTTCCCAACGCTTCCATCCGTTAGGATTGTGTTTCCAAAAGTCATCGTCTTGTCTATAGTTGTCCCACAACCATTGTTTAAAGTCGTCAAAGTCTTTACGAAGTTGTTCTTTATCTTCCTTGGGCAAAATCCTAGCACTAAGGAAAGTTGGAATGTACAACATATGCATGTTAAGCAATCCACCGCCCGCTTCAACTTCGCTTAATCTAAACATATTAATTTTTTTAAAGTTTTGCTGAATTTTCCATTTAGCAAAATCAATGATATGTTTAACGTTGAATATTTGTACTGCACACGCAATACCTATTTTAATATTATCTGGTGTGTTGTCTAGTTTGTGCAAATTTTGCACAATGGTGTTCCACTCACTTGGATAACGAATGTAATGGTTACGATCACTAACTGCGTCTATACTAAAAGCAAATCTAACTTCTTTAAAATTGCTCCACAGGTCTATAATGTAATCATCAACAAACAATCCATTACTGTTATAACGAACTGTAATGTTAGCAGCATACCCACGCTTAACAATTTCTTCAAGGAAGCGTTTGTGTTCCTTGATCATTAATGGCTCGCCGCCTGCAAAATACAGTTGCTTAATATTTGGAATTTGATCAAATATTTCTACCCACAGCTCTGGCTTCTCGTACCAGTAGTTGTCAAACGTTGCTGCATCCCATGCAATTTGTTTTAGGATAATTGGGCTTTTTAATTTGCCTGTTAATTGTGCATGATCCTGTACCCAGCGACTACTATCGTGCGGCGTACACATTACACATTTTAAATTGCAGGTATGACCCAGCCTTAGGTCTAGATATTGTATTACAGGCGGTATTGTACCGTCTTGTTGCGTGTCTTTAATTAACTGGTCAAAGTCTAACCCTTCGTTGTCCCAGTAATACATTTCCCAAAGACGTTTACTAACAATGCCACTTTCTTCTTCTTCAAAACATTTTGCACAACTTAACGGAATTTTTCCTTCTAGCATCGTTGTGCGAACATCTCTCATGTACTCATTGTTAATAGCACTAAGCAAAGACTCTTTACCAAAGTTTGCAGGCTCACCATTTTCTTTTTTAACAAGTCCTGCATCCATGATGCCTTTAGTTGCTTGGCTAGCATTAGAGCCGCAGCATAATCGTGCATCACCGTTTGGTCTAGTAGCAACATGTATCCAGGGGAGGACACAGAACGTAGGCGTACCTGTACGTTCCTCTACTATCTTAATATATCCCTTAATTTTTTCCGACATTTATTTTTGGTATTTTACTGTCTGCTGAACTAACACAACTATTTGATATACACGGTGTAGGTGTTTCAAATAATTTAAATCCTTCAGTTAAAGTTCCTAAAGGCAAGTCCTGGCAGCTATAACTACGTTTCACGTCGTTACCTCTAATTATAACACTTTGATATCCTGCATTACAAAGCCAATTGGTAAATTTATTAAACCCAAACGCATTAAATCTTTCCGCTTGATCAAACAAATATTCTTTACCATCTACATCATATAGTGCAATTTGATACAAGTCTTCAGTTGGTAACCTTTGTGGAAATCCTGTTTGCATTAGATGGATCATTTCTTCTGTGTACCCATCTACGATTGCAGTTGCAGTATCATTGCTTTGTGGTTTGAGTGTTACGTTGATTCCTTGTTTTGCAAATCTTTCTAAACGTTCATACAACTCATAAAACTTTTCTGGTACCATAACTTGGTTAACTGTAACAAACACCGTGTCGTCCATTAGCTGTAGACACTTGTCAGCAAACTCTTGTTCTTTAGCAAACTCTGCATGATAACTTGCTGTCAAACTTCTGCGCTGCATAGGCATTGTTGTATCAGCCCAATTCTTCCACCATTTTTTACTAGGACTTAAATTGGTTGTCATATGCACACTTTGGTACGGACTTTCTACGTCTTTCTCTAAGTGTTTTGTCAAATCAAGTAAATATCTGTATGCAGTTGGCTCACCGCCGCTAAACGACCAGTGGAATTGAGTAAACCCATTTTGACGAGCTTGACGCTTAATTTCGTCTACTGTGGATTTATACAGTTCTAAACTTTGGTGATCGGGTTCGTCCGTTCTAGCATAGGGCCAGCAGTAAGAGCATTTATAATTACAAAATCTGCCCAAAATCCAACTAGTTGTAAATAATGGGCGTTCTAGCATAGTACGCTGCCCAAAACTTTTTATATTGTAAAATGGTATATTTGAAAAGTTCATTGACTTTATTTACAAGTGAGAGTATAATACTGACGTAGACGTGAGTGGAACAAGGTATACCTCCGCTATGCTTCCCCCGGCATAGCGGGAAAGAGTCCAGCCCATAGTGGCGACTTTGTAGGTTCGAATCCTACCGTCTACACCATACAACACAGACAGGAGTAAATGATGAAAAAGTTCTTACTAGCAGTTTTGTTTTTTGTTGCAACAGTTGCCAATGCCGGTGACATTTGGAACAAAGAAGAAAAATGGGATATGAATAAAAACCAAGGTACAATGGTTGTTACTCGTATTGCTGTCGACAATGTGCAAGAACGCTGCGAGAAAGAAAGTCGCGCCCGCGGCCAAGGCGGCTTTGGCTTTGGTGTACAAGCATGTACATTCTGGTCTAAAAACGAATGCACTATCATTACTGCAAAGAAAGAAACACATCATACTCTTGGACACGAATTTTATCACTGCTTCCAAGGTGGATATCACAAATGAGAGATTTAGTTGCAGAAATAGAAAACTGCCCTGAAATAATGGCAAAGATCCAGCAAGAGGATCGATACTATGCACAGAACTTATATTGTGCATGGTGCAATATGCAATGGTGCCCACGCGAAATCTTTCCTGCATTGCGACAAGGTAAGGAAGACTTGTGGTCAGCAAGCTGGAGAAGTGCAGGTGGCATTGTTGCCGACTTGCGAGGCAAAGGTGAAGACTATATGGACTACTACTGCTCTGGTATTAAGGGCGGCATGAGTTATGATCCAAATGATGACGACAAATATTTTGAAGAAAACCGATATGTTTCGGAAGGCGATGTTACAGAAGAGATTGCCAAAGACCTTGCTGACTTAGGATGGTTTCCTGTACCATACAACGATGACTACGTATAAATATGAAGAGATATTTGAGGACATCCCGGATGATCCAGATAACTGTATCATGAAGATTCCTCCAGAAATTTGTAAGCAATTAGGCTGGAAAGAAGGCGACACTATTAACATTAAGGCGGAAGAAGGAAAAATTTTCTTATCAAAAAAAGATGGCTAAAGACGATATCTTAGAATTAACAGGCAAAGTAGAAGAAGTATTACCGGGCAACATGTTTAGAGTAAAAGTAGACAATATGGCTACTACTCTGTTGTGCTACATGGGCGGTAAACTAAAACAGCATAAGATTCGCATTATCTTAGGAGACAATGTGAAGATAGAAGTCAGTCCGTATGACTTGACTAAAGGTAGAGTTGTTTATAGATTATGAACTCAATTTTGGAAACTGTTTGCTCGATATGCAACGATATTAAAAAGCGATCAAAACAGGGTGTTAGTTTCCAAAAATTAATTACGATAATTAGACAAGAGTTTAATAAAAACAACCTGCATATTAAATTTAGAACTTCCCGCAGTAAAGTCCTTAACGTAGAAGAATTTTACGTCAACGCATACTACGATTGCGAAGATGACGAGGACGGTGAAGTTTGTATAGAAGTTGTAATCTATCACAACTTTGACAAAACTGTGATTTGGGATCAAAAGCACATTGAAGATTTCCTAAGAGAAATATTTGATGCAACAGTTCACGAGTTTAAACACCAGCGTCAAGCAAGACGCAGAAAGTATAAAACGTATTGGGTTCGTTACGACGGCAACCACCATTACCATCTTTACTTAACAGATCCAGACGAAATAGATGCTTATGCGTTTAGCATAGCAATAGAGTTATGCAGGTCGTTAGGCAAATTTAGAGCATTACGTTATATGTCACGTTTGAGTACGTTATCTAAACTCAAAATAAAAGATCGTTATATCAGTCCAAACCTTAATGCTTATGTAAGCCATTTTGGTATTGAAAGTCCAATTATCAAAACCCTTTCCAAAAAAATATACGTTAGAATGCAAAAGATTGACACAGACTTCATTTTCGTGTAAAATGTTTGCACTATGTCAGATAAACCAGTCAAAGAAATTCCTCTCCAAACAGCAATCGAACTTGCTTGTGCCGCCATGCGTGCCAACGGCGACTACATTAGCGAAAGTGCTGTTTGGTCTACTAGCAGCGATCAAGGGCACAGATTTTCTAATAAGGAACTGATGCTAGTTGCATTGGGTGAGATCCAAACAAGTCGATACGAGCACAGTTCAGTTAAGCCGCAGTTGCTATGCACTAATCTCGAAGATCGTGCGTTTGCTACAGACTTGCAAAAATATTTTCGCAAGTTGCTGTTTACAGCCATTGAAGGTGAAGATCAGTTTAAAACAGACTTGTATTCTGTTTTGAACAAAGAAACAGTTCCAGTCAACAGACTAGGTTTTGTTGCCTGCTTGCCTAGCACATACTTTAGAGACAAGTATGACAGAGCAGTTAAGAATGCTGAAAACGGTTTCTTGGATGCACCTGGTGCAGAATTATTTGATCTTGATTGCGAAATCATTAGATGCAAAAAGTCTAAAAACTATGATGCGTTTAATGTTGATGCTATAATAGACAACAAACTTGTTTCCTGGATGGGTAAGCAAAGTTTAAAGATTGGACCATGTGTTCTTATTAAAGGCAAGGTTAAGGATCATAGCAAGCATTGGCGTGATCCTATTGATGTAACAAGACTTAATTACGTAAAGGCATTTCAATGAATCCAGAAAATTCAAAATACTTGGAAACAGTTTACCCTAAAATTTTTAGTGGTAAGTACGGTGGCTTCTCACATGGCGACGGTTGGTTTAACATCCTTAATATGTTGTGTCGCAATATTCAAAGCCACCTTGACTGGAAGCCAGAAGTAGAACAGGTAGTAGTGCAACAAGTTAAAGAAAAGTTTGGGTCACTTCGTTTCTACTACACAGGTGGCGATGATTATATTCGTGGACTTGTTAGCATGGCAGAAGCAATGAGTGAAGTAACTTGCGAAGACTGCGGTGCACCTGCTACAAAACAAACAAGCGGCTGGATCAAGAACGTGTGTAATTTGCACTACGTTGAACGTGAAACTAAAAAACATCTACGGGAAGGATTTGAGGAATGATTACGTTAAAAGACTTTATGGAAATTGTTAACTACCGAATCACTGAAGGTAGTAACTACGGTTGGGACTGCTATGGCCCTAACGCATACATTCTTGATAGTTGGGACGGTGAACAAGATGGTAACACCATTAGCATCGTCTTTGATACAAAGACACAAGAGGTATATGAGGTCACAGCATACGACTATGATAAAGATCGTGCGTTTCGCATTATCAACCCAGCATATAAGCAAGCACACGTAGACGAAGGTAAGGCCCGTGCTATTTTGGATTGTGCTTGGGAACAAGATGACGGCACGCCTGTGAAGTTTACTGATCTTGAAGTAGACGAAGACTTTGTTGAAAAAGCAAGTGCAATCGCCAATGGTGAAGAATACGGCGATACCGTCATGGTACCGTTGAACCTCGATAAAGAACAACTATATGAATTGATGTTGATTGCACACCAGCGTAACGTTACGCTGAACCAAATGGTTGAAGATGTTCTGCGTCTTCAGATTGAAAGGCTAGAAAATGAAGATACAATTAGTCAGTGATCTGCACTTAGAATTTAGCGACATCAACATTCAAAATTTAAATGAAGCTGATGTGCTAGTGCTATCTGGCGACATTATGATTGCAAGCAAGGTTCACAAACCTGAAAGCGAATATGGCAAACGTTTTCGTGATTTCTTGAAGCGTTGTTCGTTTCAGTTTCCGCACGTTGTTTATATAGCAGGCAATCACGAGTTTTATGACAGCGGTAAGTTTTACAACGGACTTGCTGAGTTAGAGCTTGCCTGTATGGTGCATGATAACGTGTACTTCTTAGAGCGTGCTACTAAAGAAATTAATGATGTATTGTTTGTCGGTGGCACTTTATGGACTGACATGAACAAAGGCGATCCATTAACTATGCACGCTGTTAAGGACATGATGAATGATTATCGTGCTATTCGCGACGACCGTTTAGGTTACAGCAACTTAAAGCCTGCTACTACTGTAGAACGTCATCGTCAAACTCGCGACTACATTTTTCACATAGCTGACGAAAACAAAGACAAGAAGATTGTTGTGTGTACTCATCATACACCTAGCTTTCAAAGCTGTCACGAATATTACAAGTCGGATTCGCTAATGAATGGTGCATACCATAGCGAACTTAGCGAGCAAATTATGGATCGTCCACAAATTAAATTGTGGACACATGGCCACACCCATAATACATTTGATTACATGATTGGAGAGACTCGTGTAGTGTGTAACCCACGTGGTTACGAAAATGGAAATTTTAGCGAAGACACTGGCTGGAACCCTAACCTTATTTTGGAGATTTAACATGAGTAATGAAAATTTAGTACCACCTAACGTTCCAAGTGTGGCAGAAATGCTACGAATTACAGGCGGAAATACTGCTGCTTTTATGGATCAAGTTGCTGCCCATATTGACAAATTGGAGCAAGAGGTGTTACAATTACAACAACGAATTGCAGAACTCGAACAGAAAGGTAAAGAATGAGCGGACGTGGATTTATTGCTGCTGAACTAGATCAAGTTTGTGAAGCATGTGGCAAAATTGACGAATGCCGTCCATACGGTCCTAACGGAGAACAAATCTGTTTTGAGTGTGCAATGAAGGACGAGGAAACAACTCGTAAGAAAATGGCGGAATATATCTTTGGAGAAAAGTCAGAATGAAAATTGGTCTTAGCTATAGTCGCTGCATTCGCGACATTGTCGACGGTGTTGTAGATATTCGTGATGTACTAGTGCTTATCACACGTACAGACTTTAATCCACACGACGATGAACAATGGGCTAGCATTTGGGCTGGCTACGGTGGAGGTCAACATCGCGGCAGTATTTGGAGTTCTCCAGAATGGGCTGGCTACGATAACGAAGCTATGTTCCGTGAGATTAGCATTGAACTTTACGATACTGGCAAGATGCACCAGCCACGTCAGTTTGGTGCCCACCCTACTCGTCGTCCAGAAATTTGGTTAGAAACAGTTCTTCCAAATAGCGAACTGGATTCTAATCCTGCTGCTAAAGCTGCTTGGGACAAGTTCCAAACAGTAGCAGGTTTAACTAATGTTGAACTTGATGAAAAGTACCAATGAGAGTTTTACTTATTATCGTAGCACTAATGCTAACGGCTTGTGGTCAACGCAAGCCGGCAATGTCTTACGAGCAATTAGTTAACTATCCAAAAAGCTGTTCTAAAAAGGCAGCACAGTTAGCAGAGCTAACAAGAACGCAAGAAATTAAAAACTTTGCCCAGGACCCTGACGAACTCAGCGAGGAAGACAGGACCTATAACAGTAAACTCAAAGCTACCATCTGGTGGTATACTATTAAGTGCGACAATGAAAAACTTCTTGCTTCTTACGATTCTGATCAGTAACTTAGCGTTCGCAGATTGCGGCGTTAATCAAGCTAGCCATTTAACTTCATCACGCAAGGTTGGAGAAGTAACCGACTTGGTTAAAGACATCAGTAAACAAAAATGTGTTGTTAAGTATCGCATTAATGTAAATGATGAATGGCATAATGTTACATGGACACACGAAGGCTACGAGGACGGAGAGTTCTTGTGTAACGTTGCTGTTGATAACGGACGCAAACAACTACTAACAATGCTCGGTGGTAACTTTGAATCAGAAAGCATTGTGGTATGTAAGGACGGCAAGACTCCAAAATTCAAACCAGTTAAAATTGGCGACGAAGTAATGGAGTCAGAACTTGGC